CTGCCTGATGAGCTCTGCCACAATCCCCGGGGTGCCCGGAGAAACCTTTGACTGAGAAGAAAAGTCTGAAACCCCGGAAATTGTTGTGAAAAGCTGCAAAAGTTCAGCCTCCTCACGTATAAGTGAAGCGGGCAGCTGCGGGGGATCCCCCGCCTCAGGCTTCTTTGTGCCCTGCCGGTATTCCACGATCTCGCCAGGTCTTAGCCCTGTCTGCGCTATTTCTTCTCTGTATATCAAGCTGTCCTGTTCGGCGAACCAAACAGGCAGTACAATCCGGTTAATATATTCCTGTTTTTTGTTTTTCAAGGCATTAAACCGTCTTTGTACGGGGATCAATCTTTCGACGACTGTCCGACCCCAAAAACAGCCAGGCCTCCGTATACAAACCTGTTTCGTGAATGGATGCGAGGGCCTGAAATCATCGCCCACCAACCATGGAAGGTCCATATACACCGCTAATTTATCGCCCAAAACTGTTATCAGCTTACCTTTGGGGTACTTTTTACAGGGCAGGTACGTTGCTTCAATCACCAGCTCAGCATTCCTCATCCTGCCTTTAGTGTAGCGCTGTACGGATGCCGTGTAGCCCAAGCCCCCTGTAGAAATCCTGCTGTTCTCAAGGTTGTACACGTCCATTTCACGGCCGGGCAGCTTGATCCCCCAAACCTCCTCAATCTCTTCAACGTCCATTGGCCGGGCATGGAATATGCTTCGCTGCTGCTCAACATACTCCTTAAAAGGGCTTTCGGGGTATATCTCAAGCGCAGGAACAACGGTATGCACGATGCCCCCTTCCCGCCATTCGCCCTCGCCTTTACGCATGATCAAGCGTCCCATTTTCGGATCCCATATGTCTTTATGGAGGACGGTACCAACGGTTTCACACCAGGCCGTTGAGTCATTGAAGTGCTCCTGCATCTTAATCTCGTTGTAGGTGCCCTTAACTATCTTTGTTGAAATCAGGGCCGTAGAAACATCTTCGTCGGTATCGGATGCCGGGCGAACCAGTAGTGATGGCTTCGCCTTGCTTAACTTTGCCTGCCGCGCTTCGATCTTCATTGCAATAACATTGAAGACCTCACGCTCCTCGTCGTCATAGGCAAACGGTGTTTCATCGATCTGGCGCGTAACCTCGTTTATGTCGCAATACTGGTTTCCGTTCAGGAACTCCGTATTCAACTGCCACTGGAGCTCGAACGGTATCCTGTCCTCACGACGGCGTTCGTGCTCTTTTTTTATTTCAGACACTATCACGTCTTCGTCTTTAACCGTGCCGTCCATGTAGGCCTTGACTTCGAGGCTTCCTTCTTCCGTCTTGTCCTGCCGTTCGCTGCCTTCGCCTTGCTTTAGCACCGGTAAAAATGTGCTGATAATGTCCCTGAAACTCTGACGTTTTGCCAAATCTTATCACCTGCCCCCTATCCCCGTTTTTCGCGGAGCTCTTTCGTCCTTCTGCAAACGGCGCTGCCAATCGGCGCGCTCTTGCCGTGCTTCCTTTTCATGTACTGAATGGCCGGGCTTTCTGTTGGCGTGTTCCCTGTTTCCGGCCACCGCATTGATAGAACAAAAATAGCCGCTGCCTGTGCAACGACTACAATACTTAACGCTATTATTGCTATGTTCATGGATTATCCCTTCTTTTTACCGCCCTTGCTGCCTCCTGGCTTCGGTTTAGCCGCGGGGGCCTCCTTTTTTCCTTCCGGCGCCGCAGCCGTCTTCGTTGGCTCCGGCTTCGGTGTCTCAGGTGTCTTCGTCGGTTCCGGCTTCGGTGTCTCAGGTGTCTTCGTCGGTTCCGGCTCCTTCTCAGCCTTCAACGTCTGCGGGTTCTCCCTGCTCTTCTCGACGGCATTTTTTATAACGGCCGCCTCAAGCCCGTCAATCGCTGCCTGTTTCTTCTCGATTACTATAAATGCGCGCGTCAGCTTGGCTTCGAGCTCAGCCTTCTCCTCCTCAAATGCCTTACTGGCAAGTTCGAGGTCTTTTATCACGGCCTGCGCGATAGCCTCGGCAGCCTGGGTCCGGGCATCCAGCCCAGCAAGCTCAGGGAATAGTGCGTTCCCCTCCGTAATAACCAATTTCAAGTGGTCCTCGCATATGATATAGGTTACATTCCTCGGACCGCCGGGGTTCCCTATAACATAGCGCCCTGTATTTATGCAGCCATAGTGGTCACACCGTAAAAGTCCCCTATAAGTTTGAATAATCGTGTTCATCCTCTCATAAACCTCCTGCATCTATTTTTGTTTGCGCTGCTGTGAGCGCGCATAATACGCTCCTTGTGCTGCTGGTGTACGGGTCTCTCCGGCTGGGGTTCCCTGGGTGCGCTTGCCCTGCTTACACAAAAGTACCTGACTGCGTCCGGGTAGTGAGTCCTTTCGTGGGGGGTCAGCGCAACATCGTTACGGTTCTTATCGTCTTTCTGGATTATTGTTAAGTGCTTCCATAGATCAGGGTCCAGGCCCTCGTCAAAAGTCAGGTTTGCTGTCATGTACTCCTCGCCCGTCTGCTCATTCCTCATCGGATACGGACGCAGCCACTCGTGCACGTTCAGCCAGCCCTGTTCCCTGTTGCTCGAAGCCTTGGAAAGCGTTATTCCGTTTTCGCTGAATATCTGGGCCGCCGACCTTCCCGTATCCTGCTGCCTCTTCCACAGATCCGGCGGGCCGTAAAAAGTGTGTATCTGCTCGTTACCGGTAAGCTCTAAGATCAGCTCCGCAGCCCTTGAAATAATCAGGCCCTTTTTGCGGAGCGCCCTATACACACGCGCCCTGCCGTAGTTGTCCATCCAGTACCAAATTACCGCCAGGCTGTCAAAGCCGTAGTCGATAGAAACATAGCGCCTGTACCAGCTGGGGATTACTGTTTCCGGAGGCTTGATGTGGATCTCCTTCCTCAGCTCAGGGAACGCAAAACCACAGGCCGATGTGAACTGCCCGTATTTCCTGCTCTTCAGCTCTTCCTCGCCGTATTCAAGCACGAGCTGTTCTTTTTCCGATTCCGTCAGGTATGGGTTGTCGTCCCATTCAAACATCCAATAAGCTATCTCCGGATTGTTTCTTTCGTTGACGTAAATCAAATCGTAAACCCATGTAAGACCCTTGAGCGGCGTCATCGTAAACCATATGCTGCCCTCGGTGTCCATGATACGCATACGACATTCATCGTATATCCCCTTGTCCTCAGGCTCCTCGTCAAACCAGATCCAGCCCTTAGACGGGCCCTGGAAAGAGCTCCTCCCCTGTTCACAGGTTTTAAACCCGATGTCGTAACCGTTCTTTAACAGGATTTTATCAATCAGTCCGTTTTCCGGATCGTCCTTCCTGCCCTGGCGCATGATGAATTCGTGTACCGACTTTTTTGGCAGCCAGCGTAGTATCTCTTTTTGAGCAACATCTTTTTGGACGTCGCCGGTTAGAGATACGACCCAGCCCGAAGAGGGGCTTAAATTCCGGTACCTGCAGTCACCCAGCGCATGAAATATGGCCTCTGTCGCACCACCCACGGTCTTGCCGGTCCTGTTCCCGCCAAATATTGCTTTGATGCGCTTGGAGCTCTTGTGGAATTCAATCTGTTTTTTGTGCGCCTTTTCGCCTACATTGTAAATGCTCAGGAGCTCTTCTCTTTGTTTTCTCCTGATTTCCCGGTTGTTTGCCTCTATCTTCGCACGGAGATACTTTATCCGTGCCTGCTTCTCCTCCGGAGTCATTCTTGCAATTTCTTCATAGGTTAACATGGTTTCACCTGTCCTCGGTCAGCGTCGCAATATGCGTTCCATATCGCTTTTGCATAGTTCCCCCACTTCATGCTCCGGCTGCTCAATGTGCCCTGTTACAGCCTTGCATTTGTAACACCACATGTGTTTTACGTGTCCCGCAGCCTTGTTGCGCCTGCTCTTTCGCCATATGCGCTGCTTATTGCCGCATTCCGGACAAGCTAAGGTTTTTTGTTTCACGTTAAACAACCCCCTTTTTACCTCTTTTTGTGCTTGAAACATTCTACCTGCCGCAGTCGCTTTTCTGCCTCGGCCCTTGTCAGGGTTGGCTTCGATAACGGCTTGTTCTTTTCCGATAAAACTTGATATCCGGTCTTCGTTTTCTTGATCATGGGCAATATCCTCCTTTTGACGCCGATCTTTGGGCAAGGCCCTTTTGTTTTCAGCGGGATATGACGGGGATCTATTATAAACTACCC